AGTCGATCTACACTAAAGAGGTTGATAAGGGGTACGACAACCCGCACGACTATCTACCGAGAGACTTGGTTAGAGAATTGGAGGCAAGATTTGATTAACGCAGACTTATTTGAGTTTAGAAATTGGTTAGAGCAATGCCCGACTCACACTCCTGAAATAATCCAGGAGTTGAACGGGACAACATTTGTTGTGGTTTTTAGACCGAAAGAAGAGAGGGAAAGCTAAATCTTTTATATTCCTTTAGCTTACTCCTTTACTATGGCGGTACTCCCGCTAAGCTATACTTACGCCCCGCGTACGCGCGGGATTTTTTAATCGATAGAAAGGAGAAAGATGTGACGCGGATAGAAGAACTTGAAGCGCAAGTCGAAAAGCTAACTAGCCAATTAGCCGCTACCGAAAAGCTGCGAGTTGGTGAAAAAGCGGATATGGCCCGATACATAGGACATATCGTTGACGAAGTAACGAAAGAGTCTGGACCTGTAGATCTTGGTAAGATAGCTCTGGAAAGAAAGCGTTACGCGCCGGTTCGACAACAATTCGATTATATCGAATGGTACTTACAAAAACTAAAAAGTAAGTTATACGCAGAACATCTTCCAACCACTAACTAATAAAAAGGAGAAAGAATGCTTAAAGAAGCAAAACTTTACCGAAACGACGACGAAGGCTTGCCATTCGTACGCAGTGAGCTAGGAAAAGCTCTCGAACCGATAACCGGAATTTTTTCAGTATTGAAACACGCGAGAGGAAAGGAGTTCTTGAACGTGTGGAAGTCTGAATTCACTCACGACAATATTACCGACTGCTGGTTTGCAAGAACGTACAAAGATGAAGACGGCCAGACTAAGTACTTGATTGACGACGGAGAATGGTTCGAGGAGACCGCCACTTACGACCGTGTATACGGGATAAGTGACGAAGACTGGAAAACTGTCAATGAAGGTGCGCTGCGAGTCGAACTACAGTACGCCGAGACAGAAGGCATAGGAATGGTCATAATGAGTCCTCAAGGCTTACGAAAACTACGCGATAGCGAGTCTCAAGCCCACCAAGACTTATACCGTACATTGACACAACTAGCTGACGGTTCGATAGACGAGCGGTTCGAAATAAGGGACATGGTCATTCATAGAGAATTCGTAGGATACGAGGATGGCGACTTCGAAAAGAAAGAGTTCAAAAAAGTAACGAAACCAAATTACTACATTTGGAACTTTAAGACCGGAGTAGACGGTACGTTCATAACACCTCAGAAGTGGCACTACTACGACGAGAACGGCAACGTACACTGGAGCGAGAACGACAGGATGTGGGAAGACAACCACGGAAGATGTCACCAACCAGTGGAGCTGATCGAGTCGTTAATAGAATACAACTTACTATGGAAGATCACAGCAAACAACCTGATCTGAGTAGTTCTCCGAGCGGCCTTACGAGGCCGCTTTAAGAAACACTTAGTTTCATTAACCAATAGAAAGGAGAATTGTATGGAAACGATAGCTGCGAACGGAAACGCTCTCATCGATCATTACCTGAACGACGACTTCTGGGACTTGAACGAACCAGAATTTGAAAGGTGTTTAGAATATCCTAAAGAGGAAGAAGTGATGCGACTCAACCTTGGCGAGTTGGTTTCACCCCAAAATTTTGTTCTTGATCTGGATGAACACCCAGATATACACAATGTCGACTACCACAATTTTGGCAGTTACGAGGTAATTATTTTTAGGTGGGTTGACCCGCGAGGGCTTACAGAGCTTGATTTGTATTATCCTGACAGATATTACAAATTCGACATCTGGCAGGGACAGACCACTAGTTACGAATTGTGCCGCTGGATTCCAGAGGACTAGTATAAAAGAGCTGCGGGTGAGGCCGAGTCGCGATCGGCTATACCGCAGTATTAACCAGACAGGAGATAATGCCATGGGCTAGAGTTAGTCCCGAGAAAACCCTCCATCCGATCCTTAAGTCAGTGGAGCAGAAGGGGACATAATATCACGAGGGATCGGCACTCTGCAGGTCGCCACTGCGGAGTGTGCTAATGAGTTTTTCTGCGAGTGGCCTTACGAGGCCACTCCAAGAAACACTTAAACCAATAGAAAGGAGACCGATAATGGATAGATCAGACTATCACTCGAAAATCATTTTGCCATTCCTCAGGGATTACTACAGGTGGCCTGATGACATTTCAGACCGATATGCACGTGCGATGAACGAAGCGCATCAGATGATATGTACTTCAGACACTAGCGTGTTGATGGATATGCGAGTGGCTATGCCGAACGTATTCGACATGGCAATTACATACAGCTATGTAAACCCATACGTTGCAGAGCTCACCGAGAGCTGGGTGGACAACCTTGGCTTCGAACCAGCACAGACGATCGTTTGGAAAAATTCTCGACAAGTGTGGCTCAACGAGTTGCTAGACTATGCTGAAATGAGGAAGAACAAAGATCCGAAGTACCGCACCTACGACAGCGAGGTATGGGCCGAGTTCTTTGAGGAGTTCAAAAACACTCCAGCAAGACACCGCAACGAGTTCATAGTTGTAAGTGACGGAGTTTTAATAGCAGAGGCTGAAGCACGGTCCATAGAAAGTAGAATTGCGTTGGAAGCAACAATGTCCGAGGACATTGCGTTTCCGACCGTAGAGCACACACCTTGAGTTAGGTTAACGGTTGACCAAGCCACCGCAACTACCTCGAAGACTCAAGGTGACCTTTTTACTTTGAGGTAGACTTGGATTGCCCCAGTTCATTTAGGTGGACTGGGGCTTTTTTATGCCCAGCGATATCGATATTAGATATTAGATATATTGTTCTGTGAGAGATTTAACTTTTTTTAAAAAAATTAACAAAAACGACTAATAGACTAATAGAAGTAATAGAATGAGGGTGAAAGCCTCTAGAACAGTGGATAGTGGTGAGTGACGAAAGTAATAGAAAAACTATGAGTTATTAGTTTCGAGAGAGAATATAAGAAAAGAAGGCCACGAGAAAACTTTTACTTTTTATAAAAAAGATTAGATATATAAATTATACTTCACCCAGTTGAAACACTCGGAAAGACTGGATGAAAGAACTAAAGTACACCCCAATGGTTCCTACAGACGATGGTAACGGTTACGTCGACCCCGATGGTAAGACGTGGCAGGAACTCAACTCGAAACAAAAGAAGTTTGTAAGGGAGTACGTTAAAGGCCAAAACGCCACCGATGCCGCTGTAAAAGCAGGCTACACGAAGAATCGTAACGCTGCGAAGCGACAAGGCAGTGTGTTACTCAATCACAACCCACTAGTCCGAAACTATCTGATTGAGCAGGAGATAGAGGCCGAGGAAAGAGAAAAGATTTCCATGGAGAGCCATCTATCCGCTCTACACGATCTGAGGGAGGAGGCGAGAGACCAAGGACAGATTAACGCAGCCATTACGGCAGAGATCCACCGAGGGAAGGCAGGTGGACTCTACATCGATAGACGCGAAGTCTTGACCGCGAAGATCGACGGACTTAGCAAAGACCAGCTGATCGATCGACTCAGCGACTTGATCAGCAAACGAGCACCACGAACCATCGAGGGGGAAGTGATTAGTTCAGGTTCCAGTTAAACCAGAACCCAAACTGCGAGACTCTTGCCACACTGCGAGACTCTACTCTACGTTTATGGTTTTGTTATAACAAGCGTTCGTTAGCTTGTTGCTCTACTCTATTCGCTCTACTCTACTCTACTCTACTTTCTTTCGCTCTTTTCGTGCGCTCCCTCCCTCCCACCCATTCTCTCAGCTTGCCAGCCAGAGTCAGCGAGTTTTAACAAAGCGTTTAACGCCTTGTTAGTAACAAGCGTGTGCAAGTTTGTTAACGTGCGGTTGTTTGTTATGTGTCCAGGTTTTTGTTATGTGTCCAGCGTTTTGTTATTTGTTAACGTGCGCTTTCTTGTTATGTGTCCAGCGTTTTGTTATTTGTTAGTAACAAGTTAATTCACGCTTAGGTAGAGACTTAGGTTAAATATATAGGCAAATATTTTATTTAATATTTATCTATATAGGTGTTGACACTTACCTAAATATCATTATTATAGGCAATGGTTACGTTAACTTAATAAATAAGGATGATTATGAAAACATCAAATACAGCTTCAGCTCAGCTTAAACCTGCCCCTATAGTAGAGGGCAACAAGGGCTTCACATTTGCTCAGCCAGTGAGCACATCTAACCTAGGTAGTTCAATATCTTTTGAGCGTGCCTTAGAGGGTGAGATCAAAGCCCGCATACCTAGGCAAATTCAATTAGTTATGCAGGAATGGTTAGTACAGTCTAAAGGTAAGGGCTTTGTTGAGATTCAAAAACTTAATGATGAGCTAGTATCTAAGGGCTTATGGAAACGTCCTAATGGTCAGGCTTATAATCAAGATGTGTTTGCCATCTTGTTACATTATAACTTGCGTGTTACTGGCTCCGTTGGATGGGGTAAGAACCAAGCTATTAAACAAGCCTTAGGCGAGTTTAAATAGTCTAGCCTAGTCTAGCCTAAGCCGACCGTGTGTCGGCTTTTTTGTTAGCAGTTACTAACAAGCGTGTGCAAGTTTGTTAGCGGCTTGTGTGTGTTAGCTTGTTTGTTTTGTGTTCACCGTTTAGTCACTTGTTACTCCGTAGGCTCAGGGGGTATACCCCCCGAGGCCCCCCTTACCCACCCACCCACTCACCATCCTTGGTTCCAGCCTCTTTTTTCTCTGTACTTTTGCTACGGGTCCCCAGACCACAAATTTTTCGCAGATTTCCGTGGGACTCCTACCTAAAAAATTTTTCGCGACATTTTTTTAGAGCGTTGCGCGTGACGTGTATAAAGAGTTACGATTCGCACATGGCACATGAAACTCGTAAAGCAAATTTACTCAAAAAACACAACTTAAAGGGTGTGAACAAACCGAAGCGCACGCCCAGCCATCCGAAGAAGTCGCATATGGTATTAGCGCAGGAAGGACATAAGTTGAAACTCATTCGTTTCGGGCAGCAAGGTGTAAAGACTGCAGGCAAACCTAAGAAGGGTGAGTCGGCGAAGCAGAAGGCGCGGCGCAAGAGCTTCAAAGCTCGCCATGGAAGAAACATAAAGAAAGGAAAAATGTCAGCGGCTTATTGGGCCGATAGGGTGAAATGGTAATGGCTAGAGATTCCTATGAAATGCAAGAAGATTTCGAAGATGAGTTAAGCAAGTCAGATGTTGCACTAGGCGGTTTAAGATATGTAACGGAAGCAGTAGGACTCCCCACCGATACGGAAAGTATTGAAGTAGCTACTAGTGGGATTCCTGTATACGCATTTACAGAAGCGGTAAGCGACGGACGGTTATCAGAACTATTAGAAGGTATTGGTGAGGGTGCGTCAGTTGAAGAGTTAATTAGTTCAGTAACAGATTTACCAGTAGAAGAGGCGGCACTTGCTGCCACGGCGATGGGAGCGATGAGTCCTGGTGGCCGCTTTAAGAGTATAGGTGAAGCGTTAAACGAGGTTACTAGAAGATTTAGAAAATACCTAGAAGACCGACGCGATCCAAGAACAGGCATCTCTTCTACTTCAGAAAAAATTCTCAGCAAAAGTCCTCCTTATCCTAAATATAAAGAGGGGCAACCAACAACAGAAATAAGAAGGGTACGAGATCTTGACCGTAGAGCTGAAAAATTAGCAGCACCTTTCCGCGAGAGAGCTGATGCATTTGATTTAGGACTTACGGACGAAGTTCCAGACTTATCTCGTCTTGAAGAAGAGGCAGCTAGGTTTGGTATAGATATTTCTGATATTACAGAAGAAGTAAGCTCGAAAGCAATTCCTACCCGTCCACGCTCTAAATATTATGACGAGTATCAAAAACCTTCGTTTCTTTCTGATGAAACAAATCCTGATTTTCTTGATCCAAGAAAACAACCATACAGACGTAGGACTGCCAACAGAAGACATCGTGAAGCGTTGACAAAACAAGCTAGGGAAGATGCAGCTAGAGTAGAGCAAGGTTTACCTCCTCGAGACAATATTTTTGTACGTCGAAACGCGGGAATCGAAGAAGATCAATTAGAACTAGATTTTAATCGAGAGTCTGAAGGTGGCTTACCTTCTATTTTTAATATGTTAGAAGATTCGATGAACCCTAGATCTTCGGAAGCAGGATTAGATGCAGCACTAAGAGGGTTAGATAAAGATTTAGATGCGGCACGCAGATCAGGAACAATGCCCAAGGGTAGTAGTGAGTTTGACCCAATACCGCGTGGAAAAAATGCGTCGATGATAGATTC